AAAGAAACTGACTGTGCGCAGTGTTTATCATCTAATATAAAATTAACAGCAATCGAACAATGGGAAGATTAAGTTGATTTGTAGTATAAAAGTCAGGTTTGTACTGACATTAAGACACAAAAAAAAATAAATATAATGAATTGGAATAAATTTAAAGAAAACTTTCATCCAAGTTGGCATGAAAAAATGAAACCTTTTATAGAAAGCGATGAGTGCAAAGTTATCTATGAGCATCTTAAAAAAGAAAGCAAGAGAGGTAAACAAGTAGCACCATTGTCTAGTAATGTATGGAAAGCTTTTAAGCTAACAGATTTAGAAGATCTAAAGTTTGTAATGATGGGAATGTGTCCATATCATACTTTTAAAAATGATTTACCTGTAGCTGATGGTTTAATGATGAGTTGTTCTGTTACACAATTTATACAACCTTCTTTAACACAGCTTTATAAAGCATTTGAAACTGAGTTTCATAATGGTATGAATCTAAGTTATGACCCAACGCCAGACCTTAGTTATTTAGCTGAACAAGGTGTTCTTTTACTTAATGCTGCTCTGACAACAGAGAAAAATAAAGCAGGTTCTCATTTACAAATATGGGAACCCTTTATTAAGTACTTGTTTGAGTACATACTTGTTCCTTTAGGAGTTCCAGTTGTTTTCTTTGGTAAAGATGCAGGTAAGTATCAAAGATATACAGGAATTTTCTCTCATTCTTTTGTAGTAAGTCACCCGGCCAGTGCTTCTTATAAAGGAATAGATTGGGACTCAGAAGGAGTCTTTAGTAAAATAGATCAATTATTAATGCAAACTAACGGATATAGCATCAAATGGCTAAAAGATTGCGAAAATCCATTTTAAAAAACAGAAAAATGAGAGGAACATTAACAACAGACGCTGGGACATTACAACCAGGAGATGAAATTATTACTAACCAAGGCTCAGAGATGAGATATTATGTAGTGGAGGAAGCTCCACGAGTTAGTAGACTAAAAACTTGGCACAATGGTAAAACACGATACGTTGCTACAAAGTGTAGAGTTGCTATGGTAATGAAGACAACAACAGGTACAAATGCTTATACTAATAGAACTTGGACTAATACCTGGAAAACGTATGAGTTCAGAGTGCCTAATGAAAACGATCCAATAACAAAAGTGGATTTAAACTTTAAAGAAATATACATAACTAATAAAAATCAAAATGGATAACAAAAAAGTAAACATGCCCATTAAAATGGAAGATCTCCAAGTAGGAGATGAAGTAATTGTACGAGGTCTAGATCTTAACTACATGCAAATTGTAAGACCACCAAAACAGAAACAATACAAAAATTATAATGGAGCACCCTATATGGGATGGACAGCGTCTGTATGTAATAGAATCAACAGCAAATTTGGAAAAAGGTTTGCAGATGATAAACAAAACGTAAGATTTGATTTTGATTATAAATCAATCTGGTTAGTAAAACGAGGAGATAATAATTAATAAATAAGAACAGAAATGATTTTAGAAAAACAAAAAGAAGCAAATATCCTACAATCAGGATTAAAGAATGAGAGTATAGGAATGTCCCTAGACTTAGATTCTGCACAAGTATTGATGCAGATGTTAAGTAAGAATCTTTATTCAGATTCAATAGGCTCAGCTATTAGAGAGTGTGCTAGTAACGCTCTAGATAGTCATAGAAGAGCGCAGGTTCAGTCCCCAATTGTTGTTAAATTTGGGACAAACGATCAGTATAATTACGAATTCTCTGTAGAGGATTTTGGTATTGGTTTAGATGATAATGATGTAAAAAACATTATTAGTAAGTATGGTAAATCTACTAAACGTGACAGTAATACAGAACTTGGTATGATGGGTCTTGGTTTCAAGGCTCCTCTAGCTTATGCCAGTAGTTTCTATTTTACATGTAGAAAAGATGGTGTAGAACGTAAGTACATGATGTATGAGGGTGAAGATACTAACAGTATTGATTTAATTTACGAAAATCCCACAACTGAAAAGAACGGTGTAAAAGTAATTATTCCAGTCTCTAGATCAGATAGATGGGATTTTGAAAACAAAATAAAAGAACAACTGGCTTATTTTCAAAATGTATACTTTGATACAGATAATATAGTAGATAATGACTTTGTTATATATAGATCTGAAACGTTTCAATTTTCTGAGCTATCAAGTGATTCTAATTTACATGTTTGTTTAGATGATGTATATTATCCATTAGACTTTCAGAAGTTAGGCATAGATGCTATACAGCTGCCTTTAGGTTTAAGATTTACTCTATCAGATGGATTATTTCCTACACCAAATAGAGAAGCCCTAAGGTATACTTCAGAAGCTAAAGCAACAATACTTAATAAGATTTCTGAAGTAGGTGATTATATGGTAAACAAGTATAATGAAACTATTGATACAACTAATACAGATGTTATAGCTGCTATTCGTCACTACACAAAACAAGACCGTTATGTCAATTTAGGAAAAGGAGATTTAAATATATCAGTTCTAGTTAGTTATGCTAAAGTAAAAATAGCAAAACCTGTTATACCTAACCTTAAGCACATTGATCTACAGTCTTGGATTAAGACTTCTAAACATGGTTATTTACTGCGTGAGTATGAAGTTAAATATAGATTAGAAAGTTCTAGATTATCAGAAGTAAGAAATTCCTGGAGAGATAGCATTAGTTGGGATACTGATTTCAAGAACTTTTACATATTTAAGGATGCTATGCGAGGAAATAAGAAATCTTATATTAAGTTTCTAAGAGAAGATGCAAACATTACTAAGTTTATTAAAAAAACTACTAAGCTTCGACTAGGTGATAGATTTGATACTGGAAACAATACATACTATGAAATTCTTAACCTTAAGAACTTTTCTAAAAACATATGGAGAGAAGTGATAAAAGAGTTTCAATGGATGGTTAGTGAACTGATAAAAGACATTCCTTTAGTTGATGACATTGAAGTTTGTCAACAGTGGCTTGATGATAAAAAAGCTGCAACATTACTTAAAACTCAAAAAACTAGAGATTCTAGATCTCCTAAACTTGAAGGAGATGTTTCATGTAAGGTTGCTTCAGAGTTATTAAGATATAACGATGGTAGAAACTGTAAATTTGTAGCAGGTAAACTAAACGTAAGTAATGTAAATGACACTTCTTTAATTATCTTTACACACCATGATGATTTTCTTAAGCTAGATCCTTTATATAAGGTAGCTCAACGTAATGATATTGTATTAATTACAGTGTCTGGTAGAGAGTTAGACGGAATGAAAGCAATTGAGAAAGATAACATATTGCACTATGATGAATTTATGAAAGGTGAAAATATTAAGTTTAAACAAATTGTAACAGCTTTTAAAATTAAAAAACTTAAAGGTGAATATTCAGATATATTTTCTAGAGATGGTATTTCTTACATCAATAAACTACATAGTACATTAGGTACAGACATTGAGCAATTAGATACCTATCAACATTTACATATGCCAAGAACCATTTCTAATGAAGATATATTAAAGGTAATGTCAGATTTTGCACTAGAAAATAAACTATTTGATTCTACAATTTGGCATACTTATGTAAAAGTAAATAAAACTATAATCAATCATGGATATATAGATACTTTAATAGGTAGAATGTATTGGAGGGCAATTAATGAATTCCTAGAAATTATTTCTAACATGATGGATTATCATAAGTTAGAAGGTCGTATTGAATATAAATTAAAAGAAAACAATTAATAATTAAAAACAAATAGAAAAATGAGTAAATTTTTAAGTTTAGAGTGGTTCAAAGGAAAAGTAGAACACTCAATTGATCAAGTAATTAGCAACAAGTTAGAGAGCTTGATGGAAGAAGATTCAAAATTGAATTCTTCTGAACCTACAGAAAAGCCTTATGTAAATGTAAAGCTTGTAAATAACATAATGACTATTGTTATGTCAGATTATTCTATTATGACTAAAATAAATGCTACAGAAGAAGACTTTCATGCAGTTGAGTCAGCTAAAGATCTTGCTGAAATTATAATGATAGTTAGCGACCCTAAAGTAGTCAGTGATAAACTAGAACGAGAAGCTGAAGTTAAAAAAATAAGAGCTTTACAAAAAGGTTCAGCTCAGCTAGAATTGTCAGGCGAGTTTACTGTAAAAGATGGTTCAGTTTACCTAAAAGGTATATCTAGATCTCTTCCAAGAATATTAGTTGAAGAATTTATACAAGTAGGTTGGGAGTGCACAGAAAACAATGAATCTTTAAGCACCAATGACAAGTTTTTGTCTCTTAAAAGATTCTTTATGTGGTGCTGTCTTAATCCAAGAGCTGAAGTAGCTCATGAGTTATACAGATTTCTAAAGGAAAACAGTTTCCGTATTACTAAACAAGGATTCTTTGTAGCTTTGCGTAATGTAGTAACGTTACACGGTAGCCCAGAGCTTGTACATTTTGTATCTAACACATACAATAAGGTGAAAGCAGTATGGAAAAAGAACCCAGACACTTACACTGTGTTCTTACAAAACGATGAGTATAAGTTGATTCATGACGATAAATTATATAATGAAGAAACACACACTAGTACTGTTTGTCCAGATTGTGAAGGTGAAGGTGGTTACCATGATGAAGGTGATTGTTATGATGACGAAGATGAGTGGAATGAAGGAGAGTGGATAGAATGTGATACATGCGATGGTACAGGTGAGGTAGAACCTTATGAGTATACAACTTCTGTAAAAGTAGATCATGGAGAAGAGATAGGTAAACTCACTGATCTCTATTTAGATCTTCCTAACAGAGCTGAAAATCGATTTACTGATGACTGGACTAAAACATTTGACATACGTATTGGTAAAGTGGTAAACATGCCACAGGAAGATTGTAACTGGTCAACACAAGATTGTGCTGCAGCTGGTTTACATTTCACTTCTGACCAGATACATTATGTAGGATGTGGTGATCAATCTGTTCTAGTACTTATTAATCCTATGAAAGTTGTAGGTATAGGTCAACATAAAGGTAGATGTTTTGAGTATTTACCAATCATGACTGTACCTAGAGAAGAGGCTACAGAAATCTTACACGATGTTAGTTTCAATACTTTAGAATTAGATGAAGATTATGCAATACGTGAGTTAGAGTCTCTTGAAACTAAAGTTCAAGAAGGTTTTGTAGCAGAGAGTTCTAAGTATGAATTCAACTTGCCACATATATCAATGTCTGAAATTCGTGATATTGCTAAATCATTAGATGACATGCGTTTAGATATTAGTAAGCGAGTAGTATCAGTAGATTAATTAATTAGGGGAGCATCATATTTTTCACTAAATTTGTTGTTCCCTTTTTAATAAAAATATTATGGCAACAAAGAAAACAGTAAAAAAGTCTAGAGTACCGAAAACCAGAAACGCTGGCACAATGACAGAATCCATGTTTTGGTCTATGTTAAGAAGTGCACTTAGACAAAAAAGTAGATGGTGGAAACCAATTGCTGAGTGTAAAAAGTTAGCTCAGCGAGCATACAAAGGTCCTAACAAAAGACAGAAGTGGGAATATGAATGTAGTAAGTGTAAAGCTTGGTTTAAAGCAGACGCAGTTAATGTAGATCATATAGAACCTGCAGGAAGTTTAAACTGTTCAGAGGACTTAGCTCCATTTGTAGACACACTTTTTTGTGAACAAGAAAACTTACAAGTACTTTGTAAGACTTGTCATGATGAAAAAACACAATTAGAAAAACAGTTAAAGCAATTTAAAAAGAAGAAAAATGGATAAAGAATTATTAAGACAAATAACTCAACCAAGTCACTATGACTCACGGAATACATTAGATGTAATAGACTTTTGTCACCAGTATGATATTTCCTTTTCGAGAGGTAATGTGATTAAGTATCTCACTAGAGCAGGTCGTAAAGACAATGAGTTAGAAGATTTAAACAAGGCTTTAGAATACTTAACTAGAGAAATTAAACATGTTAAAAATTATACATTATGATCACAGGTGTTAAAACAACAGACATACAGGAAGTTGATATAGTTGTAAAGGAAGTTAAGAACTGTCCTCTTAAGTATGACAACACAGAAAGAGTATTGATAATAGACGCTGATAGTATTATGTATTTTGCATCACACTTTCCTGAAGACTCTCTGATGGAGTTTCCAACAGAAGAAGAAAGAATAGAAGAAGCTAAGTATAGAACTAGAACTAAGTTGGAAGAGATTCATAATAACATAGAAGAGTTTTATAATATACAAGAAACTTTTATATTTGTAAGAGGTCGTGGTAACTTTAGATATAAACTTTATCCTGACTATAAGTCTAACAGAAAGCAAAAAAATGATCTTATACCAATAATATCACTTTACATGTTAGAAGAATTGAATGCTATACCATCTATAGGAGCTGAGGCTGATGATTACGTGTATGATGCGTATTTATTAAGCAAAGGTAATTGTGTTGTAGCAGCCATAGATAAAGATGTACTATATAACTGTCCTGATGTACCATTTTATAATTATAGAAGCCATGGAGACACTCTAGGAGAGTTTAAACATATCTCTAAGGAAGAAAGTAGACTAGCTATAGCTTCTCAAGTGGTAATAGGTGACAGTGGTGATGGTATACCTGGAGCTTACAGAGTTGGTAAAGCGTGGTGTAGGGATAACATGCATCTGGGAATGACAGATTATCAATTTACTAAAGCTATATTTAGAGGATATCTAAAAGCAAGCGGTGGTAATAGTAAGATAGCTAAAGAACAGGCTAGATTAAATTACAGTGTATTAAAACTATACACACAGGATGAACTTGAAACAATTAATAAGCGCTAATGAAGAAAACAATAACAAGCATATTTATGGTACCCACTCTAAAGGTGCCAAAAGATTCATTATTAAATAATGGATTTGTAAATGCCTATATTAGTGATGTAGATAGAGATATACAGTACCCAGATTCTGTATATCTTTTATTTCTACCTAAAGATATAGAGCAATTTAGAGAGTTTCTAGATGATGAATATGACAGAACTGAGTCTGTTATAGATGATTATGATTATCCAAATGGATATGTAGTAATAGTCTATAAACTAAATTCTAACTTTAAAGAAGATTTTAATCTTGTTAAAGAAGGTAAATATTCTGAAACATCAAACAAATTTCAAGAATCATTCTCAAGAGTAGTAAAGATTAAAAAGAATGGCCTCCATAAAGATCAAGTGTCTTTGCAATATAGAATCTTCAACAAAACAGAAGATATGATTAAATATTGGGAAGATAAGATTGGCATTGAATGGTCTAAGATCT